GAAGTCCCCCAAAACTTCACCCCCATCTCCGCAGCCGCTCCTGCCCGGCCCGAAACTCTCAAAGGTCGCCCCACCTCCGAGAGTCTCACAGGTCCGGCCACCTCCGAGAGTTTAACTACCGGCCCCGCCCCCCGCACCCTCGGCCAAGTCCGCGCCCCGCAGATCGCCATCGACCAAGCCGCCCTCGACGAAACTTTCGGCCCAGCCGCCATTCCCCCGAACACCTCTACGGCCCCAGCCGCCGCAAGTGGAGCGCCTGCATCAACAGGATCACCCGACCTGATCACCGGGGAGGGGGCATCTGTTTCCGTTGCGCCAATAAAGCAAGACCAATTTGACTTTGATCGCGCCTCCGCTTATTCAAAGTCAGTAGGAGTTACAAATCTCCAAGAAGCAACCAATGGAATATCCAGCGCCCTGGCACAAATACGAGATGAAAGACTGGCCTCGCCTTACCAAGGTGATTTCCAGACTCAACTCTTTGCGACGCAGGAAGGGGCTTCCGGTGATTCTTTCAACGGAGCCACCTCAAACGAATTGTCTCAGCCCGGACCCGGTGAGGTATCTGAGCAAGATTACGACCGCCTCGTAGAAGAAGGTCTTCGAGGGGATTGGCAATCCCTTGCTGGTGCCGTAGCCATGCGTGGCCGCGCGTCTTCAATTTTGCCAGACTTGGTAGATGGAAAGCTCCCCGTTTGGAATATCGCCGGAACTCAAATCCAGAGTCCCTCCGATTTAGCCGCCACGCTTTTGCCTTTGCGTTCACCTTACATGGAGAGCGTCAAAGTCGCCGTGCTTGATTCTAAAAATCGCGTTGTTACCAGCGAGGTTGTCAGCGTAGGCACAATTTCCGAAGCCGCGACTCATGCCCGCGAACTCACACGCTCCTTGGCTCGTATCCGAAAAAGCACTGGTAAAAATTTTGGGAAAATTATTTTATCCCATAACCATCCAAGCGGCGACCCTGCCCCAAGCACTCAAGATATTCGTTTTACTCAAAACTTGGATGCCGCTGCCAAAGCCATGGGCTTTGAGGTTGTTGACCACATTATTACAAACGGAAGTAAATTTTATTCGTTCCGAGATGATGGAATCATAAACAGCAAATATGAGGGAGATGAGGTCATTGCTGATTTTGATCAAATCAAATCCCCTCCAAAGTTTATTGAAGCCAAAGCGAATTGGGAACGCGTTTTGCGCCGCGAGCTTCCATACATGGATTCGCCTGATAAAGCTGCCGCTCTTTTATCTGTTCTTAAACAAGGCGACTTAAACGCCGGTCACATTCTTTACCTCAATTCAAGACTTCGAATGACCGCCGTTGAGCGCATCCCTGACATTTATTCCTACGCGAATGACGCCGTAAAACTAAAGGACCTTAAAAGGAAAATCATGGAAACGGCGTCCTTAGATGGCGCTTACGGCTTTATTTTTCAAACCCCAGAACAAGGAACAAAAGCCCTTGGTTTAATGCGCGAGTTGCGGGAGTTTTCCCGCCAGGCAAATTTGCCGCTTTTAGATTTTGCTGCGACTTCACCTGACGACCCCAATTTGTTCTTTAGTTACAAAAACGCGGGTTTTTTAGAACAAGCAGGTAACTACCAAGCTGGCTCAATAGCAGAGCAAACTCCAGTTTTTGGCAAAACCTCGGAACCCAAGCCCCGCAAATTCGCCCAATCCGTTGACGCCGCCGAGGGCGTCGCCCCCGAAGTCAAATCCCGCATGACTTCGCTCGACTACGATCCCGTCTCAAACGCCGAAACCCTCGCCAACGCCCGCGCCCGCATCGACTCCGCAGGCAGCATCGACACCGCCTTCACAGACCTCATGGGCAAGCCCGCCATCGAAGGCTGGCAGCCCACCGCCGAGGATTACGCCACCGGCATGGAACTCATGGCGCAACTCCAAAACCGCAACCGCCATGCCGATGCCGCCTCCATCGCCAACATGATGGCCGCCCGCGCCACCGACCAAGGCCGCGCCATTCAAGCCCTCTCTATGATCGGCCGCCTCGGGCCGCAAGGCATCGAGCTTTTCGCCCAGCAACAACTCCAAGCCGCCGCCACCAAGCCCGCCAAATCCGACAAGCAAAAGGCCGACATCCAAGCCAAGATCACCGAAGCTGGGCAACTGCAATCCGAAGTGGACCGCCTCCGCCGCGACTCCACCACCGCCGCCATCGTCGCCAACAAAGACCTCATCAAATCCTCGCTCCCCGCCGGAGTCGATGCCGTCCAGGTCAACCTCGCCATCCGCGAAGCGATCCTCGGCGCACCCACGCCTCTCGCCGCTCAAGCCGCCACCTCCTCCATCCTCACCGGCCAAGGTCTCTCCGAGAAAGGAGCCGCCCGCATCTCCGGCAGCATCGTCCGCGACTTCCTCAAGACCACGCAAGACACCCGCGCCAAAGTCCTCCAAGACCTCCTCGCCACCGCCGACTCCGACCGCCGTCTCAACAAATCCAAACTCGGCGACCTCATCCGCCTCAACCGCGAAGGCCAGCTCACCGATCCCAAGCTCCACGCCGCCATGGCCAAGATGCTCGGCATCCCGCATTGGAGCGCCGAGCACAGCGCCAAAGTCCAGCGCATCCTCGCCCAGCGCGAGAAAGCCACCGATCCCCGCATCAAACTCGTCAAAGCCGCCGAAGCCCTCGATGTCGTTTACCGCGAATTCATGCCCCCGGGATTTCTCGACAAAGTGGACACCCTCCAAACCATCGCCATGCTCCTCAACCCAAAAACGGTTGGGCGAAATGTCATCGGCAACACCCTCATGTCCGCAGCCGACCTCGCCGCCGATGCCGTCTCCGTGCCCATGGATGCTCTGGTTTCACTCGGCACCGGCCAGCGCACCCGCACTGGCCTTTCATTAGGTGAACGCCTCGTCGGCCTCGGAGCCGGAGTCAGCGACATCCGCGCAGGCTATCAATTCGCCCGCTCCGAAGGCCGTGGCCGCATCGCCAGCATTGCCGAAGGCGTCGATACCCTGGTCCGCCTCGGCCGTCTCCAATCCTCGGGCAAATACAACTCCTCCGACATCTCCGCCCTCAGCGGTCCCACCTTCACCGCGCCCGTCCTTCGCCAACTCGAATCCACCCTCGGCCTCGTCCTCTCCATTTCCGACCGTGGCTTCTACGAATCCGCCTTCCGCGCCAGCCTCGACACCCGCATGAAAGCTGCCGCAGCCAATGGCACCCCCATGCTCGCCCCCGATCCCGACATGGTCGCCGCCGCCCGCATGGATGCTGGCCGCGCCATTTACCAGGACGATAATGCCGCGAGCCGCACACTCGGCGGTCTCCGCCGCGTCCTAAATTTCAATCAACGCTGGGGCATCGGCTCCCTCCTGATGAAATTCACCCAAGTCCCCGGCTCGATCCTCACCCGCGCCGTGGAATTTTCCCCGCTTGGATTCATCAACACCGCCTACCAAAGCCTCGCGCCGATGCTCTCCAGCTCCCGCGAGTTCGACCAGAAAGCCTTCACCGATTCCTTCTCCCGCGCCCTCGTCGGCACCACCGGCCTCGTCGCCACCGGCTACTGGCTCGCCCACCTGGGGATCATCTCCGCTGGCAGCGACGCCAAGGACGAAGACAAACGAAACCTCAACCGCGCCACCGGATGGGGAGCCTACAAACTCAACACCAGCGCCCTCAAACGCGCCCTCATGACCGGCAATTTCTGGACCCCTCAGAAACAACAGCGCGACGACATGGTGATCGGCTACGATTGGGCACAGCCCCTCTCCATCGGCGTCGCCATGGGAGCTTACTCCCGCGAGAATCAAGAGGCCATCAAGCAAGACATCCTCGCAGGCAAGAAGCAAAGCCTCGCCGCCAACGGCCTCAACTGGCTCGCCTACGCAGGCGGCGCCGCCACCGGAGCCATGAACTCCCTCGTCGAGCAGCCGCTTCTCACCGGCCTCAATCAATTCGCCCGCGATGTCGGCTACGACAACATCCCCGGCGCACTCCTCAAAACCGCCGCCGACGCCCCCGGCACCTTCATCCCCACCGCCGCCCGGCAATGGATGCAACTCACCGACAACTCCGTTCGTGAAACCCGCGACAGCTCACCCACGCGCCAATTCATCAACGAACTCAAAGCCCAACTCCCCGGCCTCAGCAAAACCCTCCCGCAGAAATACGACATCGCCGGGCAACCCATCGACCGCTGGGCCAAGGACAGCAACACTCTTTTCAATGTCCTCTTCAATCCCTCGATGGTCTCCTATATCAAAGGCAGCCCAGCGCTCACCGAGATGAGCCAGGTTTACAAATACACCGCCGAGGCCGGAGCCATCCCCAACCAGGTCAAACCGGAGTTCACCCTCGAAGGCGTCAAGGTCCGCCTCAGCTCCGAAGAGATCAGCGCCATGCAGAAAGACATGGGAGCCCTCAGCATCGCCGCGCTGGAGAAGTTTGTCCTGTCCGATCCCCGCTACGACAAAGCCACATGGGACGCCAAAGCCCGCGCCATGACCCGCGCCCTGGAGAAAGCCGCCACCGCCGCCAAATACCGCATCCTCATGTCTCGCCCCGACCTCAAGACCCGCGCCAAGCAGGAATACGACGCCATCCAAGCCACCCGCGCCGCCACCCAAGCCGACATGCTCGCCCCCGCCGGGCCGTAGTCCTCACAGCGGGTCCGGCTCGCTCACCAAATCATGGTAGTGCGCCCAGGTAGTCTGGAACGATCCATGCCGCAGCATGCGGCTCGCCACCTCCAATCCGCTCCGCATCGCAATCTCCGCGCCGAATTGCCCACGCAGAGCATAGCTCACTTTGTGCCCAGGCCGATTCACCAGAAATTTCCGCGCCCATTCATTGATCGTCCGCTGATACAAATCCTCAGCATCCGTCTTGTGCTTGCGCGGAATCACAAACTCCCCATCACCCGGAAACGCCGCTCGCAACTGCTCCAATAATTCCCGCCGCACCGGCACCGCCCCATCCCGTCCCTTCGGCACATACATCGTTCCATCCGGCAGCTTCCGTTTCACGAAATCCAGCAACGGCCCCTTCGCTCCCTCGCGCACCCAATCCCAGCGCAGCTCCATCGTCTCATTGTTTCGCAGCCCGCACCACCGCATCAGCGCAAACACCGCCCAAATTCTCCGGTCCTCCTCCAGCTCGCTCGTCCGCAACTTCTCCGCCGCCTCCTCCATCGCCGCAAGCTGCCCTGGCTCGATCACCCGAAACGGCTCCGCCTTCCCCGCCTCCGCTCCACCCCGCCGCCGCGTCGAGAACCCCACCGCCCGGAACGCCGCCACATCCGGCAAATGCAAATCCTCGTAGTAGTGCATCACACCCGGCGCAAACATCGACTTGATCGAATTCACATCCGACCGAATCCCTGACGCCGCCCGCCCCGCCGCCACTTGCTTCTCCACCCATTTCCGAAACCGCTCCGCCCTTAGAACCTCATCAATCCGGCGTCCCCCCGCCGCCTCCGTCTCGAACTCCTCCTTCACATACCGCTCAAACCGCCCCGCCACCGCCCGCGCCGTCTTCGGCCCCTTCTCCTTCCACTTGTCCACCACCTCCTGCACGGTTGCAAACCCCGGACGCCTCGATACCTCCTCTTGCGTCTTCGTGTCCCCCGTCCGAATCGCCTCGGCCAGCCGCTTCGCCACCTTCAACGCCGTCGGCTTATCCGACTTCGTTCGGACATCCGTGGACCGCAGATACCGGCGTCCCCGATACTGGCAACGATAATACCAGACATGGCGGGATTCGTTCCAAACGACCGAAACCTCGCCCCATTTCCGCTGTGATTTTTCTTTCATAAAGAGTGGCCACTTCGCATGCCACTTTTTACTAAACCACAACCCTGCAAATTTTCCACAATTTCCAGAGCAACCAACGCAAAGCCCTGCAAATCAGCAATCCGATCAGCTATTAAGAAGTGCGCCCCCCGGGGCTCGAACCCGGAACCAATTGATTAAGAGACTAAGGTTTCTTTAATGATTTGGAATGGCTTATCAAAATTGCCTGCCGCTTTGCATGCCACTCAGTTTGGCTTTTCTGGCTCTTTTCCATCCACAAGGGCGGGTGGGAATTCGCGGTCTTCGGCAGCCAGGTTTTCATCGGTCGTCTGTTCAATGTCGAGCCGGTCGATGAGGTTTGCAAGGGCTTCAAGGGCCGCTTCGCTTTTGGGTGAGTGTGGGTTTGGCGTTTCCATATTTCTGAGCCATGTATTCCATGGCGTGCATGTAGCCAGTTCGAGGAACGACTATCGCGATGTTTTGCGGAATGGGTTCGTCGGAGTCGAACATCTCGTAATTCATGGAGCCGTCGGGCCAGCGGGCGCGGAATTTCTGGCTGAGGCGTCCGTTGTAGGGCCAGCGTGGATAGGTGTCCGCATAGGGCTGAACAGGGACGATGCTGATCGTTACGGGCGCGGCTCCCAGGACATCGCCATTCCAATCCACAATGCCGCCCGCCGGGCTGGTGTGGATGGTGATTTCTTGTGGCGGCAAGACAGGCCGCGTCGCGGAAAATTTTGGTGCCGGTTTGCTCGGGCCAGCGCATCCGCAAATTCCCAACACCGCCGCCAGAACGAGCATTGATGCGGGTCGCCGAAGGTTTTTCACTGCTCGTAAAATTTTTTAGGTGGATTGGAAAGCCACTTCTCAACCGCCGCCCGATCACCCCGCTCCCAATCTGCGATAAGCATGAGCAAATCATCTTTTGCCATTGCGTTTTTCACACGATCAGGCGTTGCCGGGTTCACAAAAACCACAACCGCGCACATAGAAAACAAAACAAACCATGCAATAAACTTTGTGGGTTTTGATTTGAAAATTTCCTTTGCAAGAAACCAGCAACCAACCCAGCAGCAAGCGGCCATCGCAAGGATACATAACATGTATGGCATCCCCCAAAACGGGCTGTTCAGAAGATTCGTTGCAGCGACTCCTGATGGGTCCATTTTTTTAATTCGATGATCTCCGCCTGGTGCCCTGCGGGTAGGCAGTCGATTTCTGGGCTGTTTTTGACCCACCATCGGGCGCGACGGATGGATCGTGCATCGAGTCCCCATGGTGCCCGGCAGGCTCCTCCTGCATCAGTGTTATTTCGGGAGCATGAAACATGTTTGCAGGCAAAACCTTTCTATCTTTTGCAAACTCGGTCGGGCTCACGATTCTTTTTTGCATGCCGAAAAACTGTTCAAGAGCCTGCACAATCACGGCGGATCGTTTGATGCCCTGGGCCGCTGCATAACCATCCACCAACTCGAACAGAGCTTTCGGCATCCTGGTGTCGATCTTTCGGTGGTCTGACATGTTCCGACAATCGCCACCGTCACCCCGGAGGGCAAATAAAATATTTTTATTTTTCCCTGTTGACTTGTCAGACACTTTCTGAAAATATCAGACACATGACAGATAAAACAACGCACACCAGACTGTCAGCGCGGCTCCCAGAGCCGCTTTGCGGGCGGCTCCGCGAGGAAGCAGCCAGACGGATGTGCAGCGCGTCCGACATAGTTCGGATGTCGCTGCTCAATTTTTTTGAAACAGAATGTCAGAAAGTTTCTGACAATCCTTCCCGCTCTCAGGAGTTGCCGGTATGAGCGCCGCCACACTCCAGGCCGAGCCGCGCAGGCAGGCCATCACCGCGCCGCTCGTCGCCGCTCCGAAGCGCCGTCGCTACTATGTCACGGGACGGTGCCCGCTGACGGGCAAACGGCGGGATTTTTTGTGGGCCGGAAGCGTCACTGAGGCTCGGGCGTCTTTTTACGACAAGCATGGGCTTTTGGCGTTGCACACGGAGGTGGACGAATGATCGCCGCCGACACTTTGCTCGCCGCCGGTTTTTTTGTGGAGGCCGTTTTCAAATTCGCCCCGCTTTTTTTGCTCGGGCTCTTCACATGGAGGCTGGCGCGATGATTGAGAAGCATTACTCCATGCGGGAACTCGGTCGTTTAATCGGCATCTCGCATGTCACCCTCTCGCACCGCATCGAGGAGGGTGATCTCCGCGCCGTCCGCATCGGCAAGCGGGTGCTGATTCCAGAATCCGCTGCCAGCGAATGGCTCGTCCGCCATACCGTCAACGCCTCCGTCGGTCTTCGCCGAGGCCGCATACCCCAGATCGCCACTCTCACTGCCGCTGCCTAATCCATGCCCGAAGCCGCCGCTACCCCGGCTTTTTTTTGTGCCCAAAATCCAGATGGGGTGAATACCCCAGAGGGTAAGACCCCATTGACGCCGCCCGCCCCGGCATTTTTTTGTGCCCAAAACGGGGATGGGGTCATTACCCCATTGCAGGCCGCCGACGCCTCCGCCGCCGCCGCCCCTTTTTTATTTTTTGAGGAAGACCTGGGTGCGGAAAAGCTCGAAGCCACGGGAGAATTTACAGGAGAGCGCCTGCTGGCCCGCCGCCCGGATGTTTACCGGGCTGTCGTCCGCATGGCTGCCGAGGGTCAGAGCATCAGCGCCACGGCCCGAGCCCTCTCGGTCAGCCGGAACACCGTTGCCGCCGTTCGAGAGCGCGAAGGGATTTCCATAGAGCAGGAGAAAAAGGAGTTGCTTCGGGATGTTCGCCGTGCGGCGCGCATGTCCGTCGAGCGCGCCATCGAGCTTGTGCCTTCCATCAACTCGGCCAAGGACGCCGCCATCGTTGCCGCCGTGATGGTGGACAAGATGCAGTTGTTGAGCGGTGAGGCGACGACCCGCGTCGAGCGTGTCGAGGTTAACCAGGACAAGTTGTCGGAGATGCTGGCCGCATTGCCGGTCCTCGATGCCGAGGTGGTTCCAACCGGTTTAACGCCGAGCGCGCCGGAACAAAAGGCCGACCCCGCACCCGGCCTCCCCCACCCCGCCGACCCCGCCGAATCCCCAATTTCCTCAATCGAAAATCAACGACTTACGCAATTTAACGATTCCTCAAGTTATAAGTCGCTGGAAATCAACACCAGCGAACTATCAAGAATAGGTGTTATATCGGGTTATGAAACTTCCGACCAGGGGGGGGAGGGGGTCACGAATTTCGAGGGGGGGGCATCAGTATGCACTGGTCAGGGTCCACAGAAAATTTTTGGCAAAGGGGTCTCTACGCCAGCCCCAGAAGCCCCGCAAACCGCTTCCAACCCAACCACCGCACCATGAGCACCAAAAACCAAAAAAAACACGCCCCGCCCCAGCCAGCGCCGCCAGCGCCGCCAGCCGCACAAGCCGTAAAAGTCAAAGTCATCAGCCGCGAGATCAACCCCGAATGGCACAAAATTTCCGTGCCAGGGGACATGGGGACCACGATGGCCCGCCTGCACACGCCCCGCCGGTTCGCCCGGGGCATCAAGATCAACTCCCTCATGCTCGCCACCAAACCAGACCACCTCGACTACTACACCCTCAGCAACCTATGAAAAAAAACACGCCGGTCGTCCTTTACACCACCGCCGCCGAATCCGCAGCCCTCTTCCGCCGCCACATCGCCCAGCAAGCCGCCCAGCGCGTCCTTGCCATCCTCCGCCACCGCCAACCCCGCACCCTCCGCCGCGCATGAAAAGCCGACTCATCGTCATAGACACCGAAACGGGCGGATTCGATCCCGACCGCCACGCCCTCCTGAGCGTCGCCGCCGTCGATTCCGGCGATGGAGAGGCATTTGTCGGAATCATCCGCCCGAATCCCGAGTGGATCATCGAGCCCGAAGCCTTGGCAAAGAACGGCTTCACCCGCGATTTTCTGGAAAAAAACGGACGCCCCGAGCGCGAAGTCATGCAAGACCTCGCCCTCTGGCTCCACGCCCGCCGGTTCGCCCTCCTCGCCGGGTGCAATGTCGCCTTCGACCGCGACTTCCTCCGCTTGGCCTTTCGCCGCCACGGCCTCTGCTGGCCCATGGGAAAGACCATCGACCTCCAATCCGCCGCATGGTTCGCCTACGAGACCGGCCACCTCGACCTCCCCACAGGCAAAGACGAACTCCCCCGCCTCAACCTCGACCACATCGCCGCCGCGCTGGAGCATTTCCGCAAAAGCGAAATCCACAACGCCCTGGAAGACACCCTTCTGACCGCCACTTGCCTCTCCAAGCTCATCCGCCTCGTTCGCCTCCCCTCCCCCACTACATGAAAAAAAACGGCATGGAATTCACCCAAAACCTCTCCCTCGACGATGCCCGCGTCGGCTGGCGCACCAGCACCCGCCGAGTCGGCTCCCGCGAAATCTGCCGAGCCCTCGATGCCTGGCTCGAAAAAAACGAACCTAAAACCAAAAAAAAACGCCCCTTCGGCAGATACTAAAATGAACGCAAAAATCGACAGCGAAATTTGGGACGACCCAGATTTTATGGAACTCCACGACAGCGAAAAACTCGCCGTCTTCTGGATTCTCACCAAAGTCAACCTCCTCGGCTATGTCGAGATCACCCCTCGGAAGTTTTCGAGAGACATTGAAGCCCCTTTTGAAATTGTCGAAGGGGCTTGCAAGGGGCTTCCGAGGGGCTTCGTCCGCACCGAGCGCGGGGTCTGGTGCCGTAATTATATCCGTAAGCAATTTGGTTATGGACATGCACTTGAGCGGTCCCACATGGCTAAAAGCATCCGCAAGCAGTTGGAGAATGTTCCCGATCAAGTTCGGATTCTTGTCCTCGAAGAATACCCAGAAATTTCCCCAGACCCGAAGGGGCTTTGTAGCTCCTTGGAAGCTACAAGAGAAGGAGAAAGAGAAGGAGAAATAGAAATAGAAGAAGGGGGTGTGGGGGAAACACCGGCTTTGCCAAGTTTGCCACACCCTCCGCATCCCATCCTCGCTCGCCTCCGCGCCCTTTTCCGCATTCGCCCGGAAACGCGTCTTGACGCCACCACCCATAAAGCCTGGGAAAAAAATAAAAAAAGCGCCGCCGCGCTCACCGAATCCGATTTGTCGGTTCTCGAATGGGCTTACCGACAAAAAGAAGGCGACGCCGCGAAATACCGCCGCCGCGACCTCGCCACCCTGCTGAATAACCTCACCAGCGAAGTCACCCGCTCCTACCAATGGTCCCGCGCCGCCGGAGCCACCCCCGGCCCCGCCACCGAGCCCGACGGCTGGCGCGACATCGTCACGGCCGAATACCCCGAATGCATCCTCACTACTTGGACCGCCCTCCCCGAGAGCATGAAAGCCTTCGTGCATTTCCAGCTCCGCGCCGCCCAACCCGCCGCCCTGCCCGCCGCATGAAGCTCAAGAGCAACCCCATCGTCACCCAGCCCGAGTTCGATGCCGACCTCTACGCCACCGTCTCCAGCAAAAACTTTGTCCACTTCCGTTACCCGAAACAACAAAACCACATGCAAATAAAAAACACCACACGCACCACAGTCCCCCTCATCGACCGCCACATGCCCGAAGCCGAGAACGACTTCCTCCGCTGGCAGTTCGGCATCCACACCCTCCGCATCATGGAACGCCCCGTCTATGCCGGGCGCGTCGTTGTCGGCACCGAGCCCATCCGGTCCTTCACCACCGTCTTCCACATCCTCGGCTACGGCACCACCAAAGCCCGCGCCCTCTCCATGGCCCGCGCCGCCCTCGAACGCCTCAACCTCGAATCCCAACCCGCCTGACCCATGCCGCCCCGACCCGCCCACATCGTCGCCATCTTTGCCATCGGCCTCCTCATCTTCGCCGCCTGGCTGAACCTCCGCGAATCCTCCGCCCCCGACTTCACCCGCTGCCCCCTCTGCAACGAAAAAATCACCGTCAAACTATGACCGAATCCTTCACCGCCGAGCGCGCCTGCATTGCCGCCGCCATGCAGAACGGCACCACCGCCGATTCCGTCCTCGAACTCCTCACCCCCGAGCAGTTCTTGAACCCGCCCCACCGCACCATCCTCGCCACCATCGCCGCCCTCCGCGAGACCGCCCACCCCATCGACCTCATCCTCCTCACCACCGAGATGGAGAAACGCGGCACCCTCGCCGAAGTCGGCGGCGACCTCTACCTCACCGAACTCTTCACCGCCATCGCCGACGCCTCAAACTGGCGGCACTACGCCCGCGAAGTCCTCGACCGCTGGAAACGCCGCCAAATGCGCGCCGCAGCCCTCAAGATGGCCGAATCCGCCGCCGACCACGCCATACCCGTCGAAGACGCCCAAGAAGCCTGCGAGCAAACCCTCTACGCCCTCCGCGACCACACCACCCGCGAGAACCCCGTAGCCCACTGCCGCCAATCCGTCCTCGACGCCATCGAGCATATCGAAGCCGTTTACCACAATCGGGGAAAAACCACCGGCCTCGCCACCGGCATCCACGATCTCGACCGCTCCACAGGCGGCTTCCTCGGCGGCCAGATGATCGTCATCGCCGCCCGCCCCGCCTGCGGGAAAAGCGCCCTCGGCATGCAGATCGCCATCCACGCCGTCCAGCACCTCGCCGTCCCCACCCTCGTCTTCTCCGTCGAAATGCCCGCCCGCGAACTCATGGTCCGCGCCATTTGCTCCCAGGCAGGGCTCGACCTCCAGCGCGTCCGCGACGGCTTCTTCAATCAAAACGCCCTCACCTCCGCCGCTAACGCCGCCCAACACCTCGTCAAAGCCCAGCTCTACCTCGACGAAACCCCCGCCCTCACCGTCGCCCAATTCCGCGCCCGCGCCCGCCGCGCCCGCGCCACCCATAAGATCGGCCTCATCGTCGTCGACTACCTCCAGTTCATGCATGGAACGACCGCCACCGCCAAGCAATCCCGCGCCCTCGAAGTCAGCGAGATCAGCAAAGCCATCAAGACCACCGCCAAGGAACTCGACATCCCCATCATCGCCCTCGCCCAGCTCAACCGCGACGCCGATTCCGAACACCTCAAGCCCAAGCTCTCCAACCTCCGCGAATCCGGCTCCATCGAGCAAGACGCCGATACCGTCCTCCTCATCCACCGCTTGGACAAAAACAAAAAGAAATCCGACGACGACGAGCCCATGGACCACAACACCCTCCTCATCCTCGCCAAGCAACGCAACGGCCCCACCCCCGAAATCAAAATGAACTTCGTGGGCCAATTCACCCGCTTCGAGAATGTCACCACCGCCGCCTACTCCAACAACCCCGCCCACCGCCAAAAATAATGACCTCCACCGAACTCTGGGAAGCCTACTCCACCCGCAACCCCTCCTTCGACGGCGACGGCCAAGTCACCATGTCCGCCGCCGGACTCCGCAAACTTTTCAACCAAACCTGGTCCATCGCCTATGACACCGGATACCGCACCGGCCTGCGCGAAGCCACCGCCCGCGCCAAGGCCACCCCCGCACCCCCGCCCGAAATCTTCCGCGACATCTTCGGAGTCACCCGATGACCGCGCCAAAACCACGCCGCCGCAAAAATGACAACATCCTGCCAAGAAAGGAACTGGATTCCATCATTGCCAGTCACGGACTTCCAGACCCCTTCGAGCCGGAAACCATCAAATCCTATCGGGACCGGTGGAACTGGGAACGGGAAGTCAATCGTCAACTGCCCAGCAAAGAAGCACACAAGGTGATCGTGTCCTTCATGTTTTACGAAATCAAACAAGCCATCGAAAAAATCCTCAAATGACCGCCCTCCGCGACTTCATCCGCCACCACCGGCTCGACGAGACCGCCACCCTCAACCTCCTCCAGGATCACGGCATCATCAGCGACCAATGCGTCACCGCCGAAGACTGCGGCGACGCAGGCCGCGCCGTCTCCTGGCTCCACGCCCGCCTCGCCACCCTCCCAAAAACCAAATGAGCGACACACCAGAAACGGACTTTGTCAGAAAATCCAACGACTGCGATGCAGCAGGGTTTTGCAATATGATGGCACACGCCCGCCGCCTTGAGCGCGAGCGCGACGAGGCGCGGCAAAAGCTCGATTGCCCCCGTTGCGAAGCCGGTGACGACAATTTCGCTCGGCTGCTCCGCACCCGCGACACCCTCCTTGCCGAAAACCGCGACCTTCAAAAGCAACTCGCCGCCGTCAACGACCAGCTCCTTGAAGCCCAGGCCGTCATCCGCGCCCTTCGCAAGACTTTACGCGAGACATGACCCGCACCGCCAAAGCCAAAATGTGCTTTAGCAAAACCCGCTACCCCTGCAAGGCCGATGCCGTTTACGCCTGCACATACCGGCTTCATCGCGACCGCCGCCGCAACAAACCCGACTTCCTCCGCATCTACCCGTGCCCCCTTTGCAACGGCTGGCACCTCACCCGCAAACGCTAAATGATCCCCCAGACTCCGCACCCCATCCTCCCGCAGATCGTCATCGAGCATCGCCGCTCGGATGGCACTTTCAGCATCATCTATCAAAATCGGCGCTTCGCCGCTACCGAGGCCCAGCTCCTCGCCATCCACGCCGAGCGCGAAGAGCAAATCGCCCGCATGGCCGAAGACCCTTGGCGTTACGGTTGGGTCAACCCCGCCTGGGAACGCGCCGACCGCGCCTACGCCGACCTCCGCGAGAAATTCCCCAAAGGCGTCACCGAACTCCTCATCCTCGGCGGCAACCGCTCCGGCAAATCCCGCTACTTCGCCCGCCGCGCCATGCAGCACCTCGTCGAGAAACCCGGGGCAAAAGTCTGGTGCCTGCAATCGACCGAATCCGCCAGCATTCAAAACCAGCAGCCCTACCTCTGGGAATATCTCCCCAAGGAATGGAAACCCACCGCCTCGGGCAAACTCAAAAAAGGCGCAGTCGCCAACATCACATACAGCCAGAAAGGCGGCTTCACCGAGAACTCCTTCGTCCTGCCGAATGGCTCCCAATGCTGGTTCAAATTTTACAGCATGGATGTCACCTCTATTGAAGGCTCCGAGTTGGATTTCGCCTGGGCAGACGAACTTTGCACTCCACCCTGGCTTGAGGCTTTACGCTTCCGCCTCCTCACCCGCGATGGCGAACTCGGCGTCGGATTCACACCCATCGAAGGCTACACCAGCACGGTCAAAGAATACCTCGATGGCGCGAAGACCTTGGAGGAATCCGATGCCCCGCTCCTCCCCCGCTACCGCGCTGGCAAACTCGAAGGCGTCGAGCGCGTCCCCCGCATCCAGCAATGCACCCGCGAGAAAGCCCGCGTCGTCTATTTCCACACCTCAGACAACCCCTTCGGCAACCCCGAAGCCATGGAAACCGAACTTCGCGGCAGCAACCGCGAGCGCATCCTCATGCGCGCCTACGGCGTCCCCACCCGCGCCAAGCTCTCCATGTTCCCCAAATTCCGAGACGCCGTCCATGTCGTCCCCCACGACAAAGTTCCCAAAGAGGGAACCGTCTATCATTTCGTGGACCCCGGCGAAGGCAAAGCCTGGGCCATGCTCTGGATTCGCTTCTCGCCCGATAACCGCTGCTGGATTTACCGCGAGTGGCCCAATCAACTCGAATACATCGAAGGCGTCGGCTACCCCGGCCCCTGGGCAGAAGCCGATGGCAAGCTCGAAGACGGACGCCCCGGCCCCGCCCAAACCGCCTGCCGCTGGTTCGGCTTCAAAGAATACAAAGCCGTCATCGCCGCCGCCGAGAAAGCCGACGAAATCGCCAAGGTCGAAGAACGCTGGATGGACAGCCGCTACGGAAACACTCCCACCATGACCGAGGAAGGCGTCCGCACTTTGATCGAGCAATGCCACGACCGCATGGACCTCGACTTCAAAGCCACCAGCGGCAAAGCCATCACCGAAGGCGTCGGCATCATTAACGACTGGCTCGCCTTCGACGAAGAAAAACCCCTCGGAGCCGACAACTCCCCCCGCCTCTACATCAGCGAGCGTTGCCAAAATCTCATCTACGCCCTCAAGACCTGGACCGGCAAAGACGGCAAACACGGCGCGACCAAAGATTTCATAGATGTCCTCCGCTACATCGTTCTCGCCCGAGGCGTCGAATATGTGGACCCCGATTCCCTCCGCTCCCGAGGAGGAGGCTGCTACTAAATCCTCCCTCCGTGTCCTCTGTGTTCTCTGTGGTTAATCCCCTCCCTTGACACCCGCACCCTATAATCAACCCCGCATGAAACTTCTCCGCCGCCGCGATGTCATCGACGCCCTGGGAATCACCTCGAAACAGCTCACCAAACTCATCGAATCCGGTCTCATCCGCCCCATCCGCAAGCGCGGCTGCCGCGCATGGTTTCGTTTTGCAGACCTCGGCAAAATATGAAACGCACCGACAACATCGGCTCCCTCGGCCGCAACAAAAAGAAAGAGAAATCCACGCACCCAGACCATCGCGGCCAGTGCGTCATCGAAGGCCGTCCTTTCTGGATTTCCGCCTATGTGAACACAAATCAAGAGACCGGCGAAAAGTTTTTCAAACTCTACTTCAAGCCCCGCGAGGCAGGTTCCACGCAACCCGATCCGACTGCCGAGCCGCCTCCCGCCTCGCTCGACGACGCTCCCGAAATTTCTTTCTAATGTCCCCCGAAGAACAATCCGCCATCTGGTGCGTCACGCCCGAGGAGCCATGGTTCCTCGCCCTGCTCCGCAAATTGGACGACCACATCGAAGACGCCGCCGACATCGTGTGTATGCCGCAGACCGCACAGAATCCCGGCCTCCTCGCCCACTCCGCAGGGAGCCTCGAATCCCTCCGCACCCTCCGCGAAGAAATCGAGCGCACCCGCGCCGAGGCATTCCAAAACAAATTTCGACAGGCAGACGAGAGACACGGATGACCTCTAATGCGGAGCGCAAAGCACTGCTTGCGCGTCAAAGCAAGTGAGGCACATCGAGGTCGGGAGGCATATTGCCGAGTCACCGAGCCGCCGCATGGCGGGGTAGGCGGCGCAACCTTGGCAACCCGGCGTCTGAAAAGGTGGGGCCACACCGTTCCTGTCAAATTTTTCCCCTCCGTGTCCTCCGTGTCCTCTGTGGTTAATCCATAATTTTTTGCCCCGTTTGGTCCCGTTTCGCCCCGTTTAGTCCCGTTACGCCCGCGTCCTATTCCCTCGCCGCCTTTCCGAGCGCATTTCCGTGCTCAGGCGAGGACTGAACTGCTCGCCGCGACTTCGCGGAAACCGTGCGGAGTCGCACCAACCCTCAGTTCTGACCCCGCGACTTGGACGCACCACAAACCATGGACCAGACAGAAGCAGCAGCATTCAGCATCGGCGAAGTCATCGACGCCCTTGGAGTCAAACTCCCAACCGTTGATGAAACCCCGGCGGCCCCCGAGGCCGAACAGGAGATAGACCCCGCCGCGCAAAGTGACACCACCCAAACCGACGAAACCGAATCCGAAGATTCCTCGGAAGATTCGACCGATTCGTCCGACCCGTCCGACGAATCCGAATCCACCGACGAAGACGCCGACGAAACCGAGGAGTCCGATCCCGACGCCGAAACCACCGAAGAGGCCGCGCCCACCGCCGTGAAGAAACTCACCAAGCGCGTGGACAAGCTCACCGCCCGCGCCAAAAGCGCCGAGGAGCAAGCCGCCACCCTCCAGGCCGAACTCGCCGCCGCCCGCGACGCCCTCACCAAAGCCCAGCCCATCGTGCTGCAAGACACCAGCGATCCGCTCGCCGATGTCACCACCGCCGAGGCCCTCGAAGGCCGCATCGCCGCCGCAAATACCGTCCTCGACAATGTGCCCGACCTCATTGCCAAGGCCGATATGGAAGGCGAAGTCGAAGTGCCCATGGGAGACGGCAGCACCCGCAAGTTCACCAAAAACGAACTTCAGGACCGCCTCCGCGTCGCCCGTCAAATCCTCAAGGCCGAGCCCGCCCGTCGCCAATACCTCGCCCAGCGCGAGACCTATCAGCACGAAGCCCGCGCCGCCTACCCGGAATTGTTCCAAGAAGATTCGCAAGCCCGCCAGATGATGCTCGCCACGCTCCGTGCGTATCCCGCCATCGCCAAGCTCCCGAATCTGGAACTCATCGTCGGAGACGCCATCCGAGGCCAAGCCGTGCGCTTCCAGCAAGCCGAGGCCACCGCCAAAGCCCGGGCCACCAAGCCCGCCGCCAAAGCCGCACCAGCCAAGCCCGCCGTCGCCCCCAAAGTTGTCAGCCCCAGCGCAGCGCCCAAAACCAAAACCAAAGCCGACCCGCTCGAAGTGTTGAAGAAGTCCGGAAACCGTGATGCCGCCGAGAATTTCGTCGCCTCACTTTTCAACTAACCCAACCCAAAACTTAAACCCCCAAAACCACCACTATGCCCGCAACCCCCATCACCACAGTCAAAGGCCAGCGCGAGGACTTGTCCGACGCGATGGTCCTCATCGAACCCGGCGACACGCCCCTCTTCTCGCTTTGCAAAAAATCGAAAGAGCCCGCGAATGTCCTCTTTTCCTGGCCCGCCGACCGCTACAACGACCCGCAAACCGCTGGCGTCCTCGCCAACGATGATGTCACCAGCTTCGACGACCAGCACGCGAACCGCGAACTCCTCTCGGGCCGCATCCAAAAAGTGCGCCGGTCGTTCCAAGTTGACGATCTCGTTGAGAATGTCGCCGACCTCGCAGGCGTCGGCAAAAAGCAAGCCTTCAACAAGTCGGCTGCCAAAGCCCTTGTCGAACTCAAGATCGACATCGAGTCCGTCATGGGCTCCGACAACGACAGCCAGGTCCAATCCGGCTCGAACCCTTACCGCACCCGTGGTATCGGCGAGTGGATCAAAGCCACCGCGCAGGCAGATACAGCCACAGCAGTTCCCGCCGCGTTCCGCACACCCGCAGCGTCGATCAACACCACGGCCACTGCCTCCCTCACCGAGAGCGGCGTGATCGACCTTATGGAATCCATGTTCCGCGTTCGTCGCGCCCGTCGCAACTACGACCTCGTTTGCGGCACCAGCCTCAAGCGTGCGTTCACCAACTTCATCCGCACCCAAGCGGGCTCGACGAATGTCATGTCCTCCGTGCGCACCTTCAACAGCAATGTCGAAGACAAGAAAATCGTCAATACGATTGACCTGTATGAAGGAGATTTTGGAGTGCTCTCGTTGCATGTGTCCACCTACCTCGCGCACGGTGCGGCAGCAGCCGTCTCCGCCGCTCGCGGCTATGTCCTCGACATGGACCTCGTCTCCATCGGCTTCAACCGCAAGCCCCGCATGGAAGAACTCGAAGACCGTGGCGGTGGCCGCCGTGGCTTCTGCGACGCCATCTTCGGCGTAGCGGTGAGCAATCCCCAGGTTCTCGGCAAATTCGCCGCCACGACCTAATCCCCGCCCCCCAGCCCTTGCCGGTGGTCCCGCGTCCAGGACAGACCACCGGCAATCGGGCGGGCCTCTTTTTAAGACTCAATGGACGATCTCAAAGACATCCTGAGCGACATACCCGGCGACATCGCCGAGGGAGCCAAGGCCGAACTCCTCGACCAATGGAATTCCCGCGCCGTGCAGGCCGACGCCCGCCAGCACGACATCGCCGCCGACCACGCCAAGCAAGACCTCCGCTCCATCGAAGGCATCGGCTCTTTGACCCTCTCCGTTGACCCCCAAATTTACCACTTCTGGAATTGGAAAGTCCCCGGCTGCTGGCGCGACTCCGATTTCATCGCCTGGTTCAAACGCAACTTCCCCCAATGCGTCGTGAAATGCGGCGGCACCGGGAAGTTCGCCATCCTCATGCCGGGCCTCCGAGCAGCATGACTGAAACCGACCAGCCAGACCGCGACACGAAATACTGGATCGGCCAGCTCACCGAGGCCGCCACCGATGGCGGATGGTTTTCGACCCTACGCTCGCGGAACTACGACACCCGCATGGCCCTCTGGGATGGCCAATCCTCCGATGGCCGCAAGTGGGCCACCAACTACGGGCGGAATGTTTTCCCCTGGGAAGGATCGAGCGACAGCCGCATCCGCCTCGCCGATCTCGTCTGCAACCGCGAAGCCCAGCTCTGCCTCACCGCCACCTTTGCCGCCCGCCTGCAAATGATGCCGGTCGAATCCTCCGACGCCCTCTCGCGCACCGCCGCCGAGGCCGTTCTCAAGTGGATGCTTTTCACCCATTGCGCCAGCGACCTCCGGCGCGAACTCGAACTCGCCCTCAACATCCGCGCCACCTACGGCCTCGCGATCATGGGTGTGTTTTGGAAAACCACGACGCGCATCGAAGAAAAATCCGTCACCCTCGAAGACCTCATCGCCATGGCCCAAGAGCAAGGCGATCCGAATTCGCCCCTCGCCATCCTCATCGGCGCCATCCTCGATCCGCTCCAAGAAGAGATCGCCATCGAACTCGCCGAGCAATTCGCCCCCGGCACCGGCACTGCCGCCAATATCCGCAAGCTCCGCGAAGGCGGCACCGTGGAATACACCGAGCCCTACATCTTCGAGAGCAAGCCCGAGTGGACCGCCCTCGAACCTTTCAACGACATCATTTTCCCCACCGCCACCTACGACCTGCAACGCGCCCCCTGGATCGCCCGCCGCGAAATGGTCACTTGTGAGGAACTCGAGGAACGCACCATCACCGAAGGCTACCCCGAGGAATTCTACGAGGAGGCCGAGAAATTCAAAGGCGCATCCCTCTGGCCCATCTACGCGCAGCAGAATACCAACCGCCGCGACAGCATCCTCTGGCAAGACCACCGCGACCTCGTGGAAATCTGGCATGTTTACAGCAAAGAGACCGACGAGAAGACCGGAGCCACAAAAGTCATGTGCCGGGTCATGCACCCGAATGTGGACATCTTCGCCAAGGAGGAAATCTCCCCCTACTCCCACGGCGAATATCCTTTCATCGAGCTACCCCGCGAGCGCGTCACCCGCTGCCTCATCGAGGCCCGAGGCATCCCCGAGCTCGTCAGCACCATGCAGGCCGAGATCAAGGCCCAGCGCGACTACCGCACTGATCGGGCCGGGATCGCCATTCTGCCCCCCATGCGCGTGCCCGCCAATCGCGGAAAATTGGACATCATCCTTGGCCCCGCCGTCCAAATCCCCGAGCGCCGCCCCAACGAAATCGGCTGGATGCAACCGCCGCCCTTCGACCAAGGCACCATCGAAATCGAACGCGCCGTCCGCCGCGATGTGAACGAATACTTCGGCATGGCTGGAGAGGGCGTGGACCCGAACTACACCGCCCTCGTCCAGCAGCACACGGTGGACCGCTGGCTCCGCGATTTCAAAGCCATCATCACCCAGACCTACCAGCTCATGCAGCAATACATGCTGCCCGTCCAAATCCTCCGCGTCTCCGGCGGCCAAGTCCTCCCCTTCCAAGCCGACCGCGAATCCATCCAGGGCAAATTCGACCTCATCGTCGATTGGGACGCCAAGAACCTCGACGCCGAAGCCCTCGGCGTAAAGCTCGACTACATCTCCAAGGCCGTCGTCCCCATGGACACCGCCGGAGTCATCGACCGCGCCGGGCTCATCAAGTTCATCATGGCCGCCGTCGATCCCGTCCTCGCCGACCTCCTCGTCCGCGACCCCGGCCCCGCCGCCGCCATGGAAGCCAACGAAGAGCAACTCGCCTTTACAAAGATCGCCGCAGGCACCGAGCCCGAGTTGCCCGCCGAAGGGCAAAACCACCAGCTCCGCGCCCAAGTCCTCCAAGGCATCATCCAGGCGAACCCCGCCCTCCAGCAGCGCATCCAGCAAGACGAGATTTTCCGCAACATGATCGAAGCCCGGTTAAAGGGTTTCAACTTCCAGCTCCAGCAGCAGCAAAACGCCCAGATCGGCCGCCAAGGCACCCTGCCCGCGTTGCAATCCCCCCAACAACCCACCCCCCAATAACCCATTATGAGAGCCGTCACATTCCAATCCGTCCTCGACGGAGCCGCCGCTCGCATCGGGCTCGACCCGACGCAGACCATCGCCGCATCCACCGCGAGCGCCCTCACCGAATACATCAACACGCGCACGCGCTTTGCGTGGGAAGCCTACAAATGGCCTGAACTTTCCACAGTAGAAGACCGCCGCTTCCGCGAAAATTACAGTGCCTCCGAGTTTTATCCCATCGGCTCCGAGGTGTGGTTCGATAACAACTACTGGCGCAAAACCACCACCGCCGCCGCCGGAACCTCTCCCGACACCACATTTGCCTACACGGACCACAACCAAGCACAAGCCTATGTTGCTGGAGCCAAGGTTAAAAAAGACCAAGTTTACTACAACGCAAAAATTGCGGTTCCGATTAACACCGCCATCACCAGCACTACACATTGGGAAGTTTACACACTATCCCAAGGGTCTGAAGCCTGGTTTATCGCTACCTCACCGGACGAATCCACCTATCCGGTTTGGTCCTCCACGACCGCATATCAAAAAGGCACCGAAGTGCTTTACAACGGCAAATTCTACCGTGCCCGGGAAAACATGGTGGCCGGTGTCATTCCCGGTGCCACCGGAGCAAACAACAAATGGGACAACATCAAAGTTTACTCCGACTTCATCCGCTCGGTCGATTTTGAACAGCAGTTCACCAAAACCAGCTCCTCGACCCCAGCCACACCCATCGGCGAAGTCATCCATGTCTATGCCCAAGACCCGCGAATCGCCCGCTACGCGGAGCGCGTGAATTTCTGGGTCACAGACGCCGGAATCATCTGCGGCTCGACCCAGTTCAGCAACCTCACGCCGGACAAAGTTTACATCGAATTCACGAAGCGTCCGACGCTTTACAACACCAACTCCGGCGACGCCGATTTCCCGCGCGTCATCTCCGAGTATGTCAAATTCTCCGCCGCCGCCGACGCGCTGCGCGAAGATGGTCAGTTCGACAAAGCCGCCTACATGGACGGCCTTGCCGCCGACGCCCTCCAAAAAGAGCTTGACATCATCGAGCTCAAGCAAGGGCAGACCCGCCTGCAAGGCAACCGCCGCGACCTGTTCCCGAGCACGCCGATGCAACGGGCGGCTTCCAGCCCTATCGCCAGCGCCCTCGACAGAGCCCCCCGCCAGTAACGGATGAAAACCATCCGCCTCCAGCAACTCATCGACAGCATCGTAGCCAGGGCGGGGATCGATCCCGCCCTGCCCGAGGCTGCCTCGAAAGTGCATGGCCGCCTCTCCAGCGGCCAAGCCATGCTGGTTGCGGATTACATCTCCTCGGCTCTTGATGACGCCTGGACATTCTTTGATTGGCCCGAAATCCACCTCGTCGAATCCCGCACGCCGCTCGGCGCGGGATTCGTCGAAGGCGGTTACACCTACGAAGCGGACTATGTAGGCACCATTTCCTACATTGGCCGCGCAATCGAAGGCTCCGCGCCAGAAGCGACCGTTTGGAGAATCAAACGAATCACGACCACGGAAAACGGTGTCGTCTTGAATATCGACACCGCCACCGATGTCGCATGGACCCAGCGCCTCGATGTCTCCTATTTCGAAGATAGCGAGAACGACCCCGCCTCCGAGATTCCCTACATCTACCTTGCCAGTGCCGGAGCCACCCCCATCGGCGAAATCACCGCCGTCTGGTCTTCCGACCCCTCCGGCCTCGCCAACAAGCTCCGCTACACCCTCACCGCCGACCGCATCCTCATCACGGATACCGCCTACGCCTCCGGCCCCGTCTTTGTCGAATTTGCCCTGCCGCAGCCCGAATTTGCCCTGTCGGACTATGACAGCAACCGCACTTACCAACCTGGCACACTCGTTTATTCTGGAGAAAAAGGCGACTGCTACAAAGCCCTCATCGCGTCCCAAGGCGAGCCCCCCGGCACCTCAGCCTGGCAAAAGCAAGCCATCCCCGCGTTCCTTGCCGATTTTGTAAAAGAAAAAGTCATCGGCGAACTCCTCCTTGCCGCCGACAAGCCCGACCGCGCCGGTTACCAATTTACCCGCGCCGAAGGCATCCTCCTCCGCGCCATGGACGACGCCTGGCTCCGCAAAGGCGAGATTCGCCGCTACTCCGCGCAGTTCCAATAACCCCCCTTGACACCCCACCCGATAATAAAAGTAACCCCATGAGCAACCCCACCGTCCAAATCGCCGCCCGCTCCTCTGCTGGCATCGTGCAACCCGTCCAAGCCACTCCCGACGGCGCTCTCCGCGTCACCACCGGCATGGCCAACCCCCTCCACAACAAAGTCCGCTACGCCTACTTCCCCGGCACCCAGTTGGTCAAAGTCATCCGCTTTTTCCTCAACGAAAACGAAGTCGCCCACATCCTCCACACCTATGTCGGCGGCATCCCCACTTCCAATAGCGCCTCCCTTCTCGAGCAAGAACTCGTCACCGGCCCCTTCACCGAATAACGCATGTTCCAATACAACCCATTCACCGGCACGCTGGACCTCAACTCCGGCCCCGGGAGTTTCGCCGATGATGTCGTGGAATACGCCAGCAAGGCCGCGTTCCCAGTCCCCGGCGAGGCGGGCAAGCTGTATGTGGACCGCTCCAGCGACCGCGCCTACCGATGGCCAGAAGGCGGCACCACACTGGAATCCTACCGCGAAGTTAGTCCCTCGGACCTTGCAAATGTCGCTACCGCCTACTTCGACCGTGCCACCGACGCCAACTCCCGCCCGCCCACACAAGGCCAAGCCCAGCACCAAGTAGTCCTCTCCAACGACTCCCGCCTGATCGACCCCCGCCGCGTCGCGTGGGTCCAGCCCCCCACCAGCCCATTCATCCCAGCGCCAACGCCCGCATCTGCACTTGTCGAAGGCGTCCAATACACCATCGCTGTTGTCGGCAACACCGATTGGATAGCCATCGGATTCCCCGCCACGGTCCTCAATGCCACCGCCGCGAACAACTCAACCACCCTCACTATTCAAGGTTTTACACAAGCGTTGTATCCAGAAATGCGCGTGAGCGGTTCGGGCATCGCCACCGGCACCACCATCTCCTCCATTGCTGGCGGCCCGTTCAACCCCGTTGTCACCCTCTCGCAGCCCACCACCGCTGCCATCAACGGCCCAATCAATTTTTCCCACACCATCGTTTCCGGCTCAGGCCCATTCACAAAAAACTCCGTCCCCGGCACAGGCACAGGCTCCGCGATTCCCTTGATCGGCAACCCCGCCCCGCCCGATATCGGCACCATGGCCTACGACGGCAGCTTTCTCTACATCGTCGTCCAGACACCCGGAGGTCAATCCGTCCGCTGGGCCAGAACCCCACTCTCAATGACCTGGTAAAATGGCAACCACCGGCGACATTTTAGCACCACGGCTCCTCGCAGACGGCACTTTCGAGGAAGTGACGCTCACCCCCGCGTCCATCGGCGCGGCTCCTGCCGACCCAGACCAACCTTTAAGTGCGTTTACCGCAAAATCTATATGGGACGGTGCCAATGGTCGTCCCGCTCTTGAGATCACAGACGATCGCGTTTTTCTCGGGGGCGTAGAGTCAGACTTTGGCGAGCTAAAGCAAAACTTCCGGCACGCCATCAGCGCCGCCTCCGCCCAAAACCTCGCCACCCTCGAATCCTCCTTAGGCACCCTTGCCACCCAATCCGCCGAAGCCGTCGAAATCACCGGCGGCTCCGCCAACTTTGACACCCTTTCCGCAGGCACCGACCACGCCGCCGCTGACGGCTACCTCACCGTAGCTGCCAATGGCGACCTCATCGGCTCCGGCGCAAACAAACTCCTCGGCTTCATCGCCGGAGGCGCAACCTACTAAACCACAACACACCACTAAACCACCACCATGATCCGCAAATCACTCGCCATCCTCACCCTCGCCGCCGCCGTGCTCGGCACCGCAGCAGCCCAGCAGCCCCTTCTCATCACCACCGCGCCCAACCTCCCCGATGTGCGCCTCGGCCAGCCCGTCTCCCTCGCCCTCACCGCGCGCGGCGGCGTCCCACCCTACACATGGAGCCTCGACAGCGGCACCCTGAACGGCCTCAGCCTCACCCCAGCAGGCCAGATCGTCGGCTACGCCAACAAACGCGGCACCCTCACCATCAAAGCAGTCGCCACCGACAGTGCCGATCCCACCCACCGCTCCACCGCCCGCATCTTCAAGCTCAACATCCTCCCCGCCTTGACCTCGAACTCCACCGGCAACTTCACCTCCAGCAACAACTCCACCAACTAATTTCCCACCAAGGAAAAACCAAACCACCACAACCAAATCACATCTAAAAATACCATGGCACTCCCAACCGACCCAATCCGCTTCCGCCAACGCCACCGCCTCAATGATGGCACCAACCAACCCGGCGCACCCGTTGACGGCCTCACCGCCGAACTCACCATCGACATGCCCGGAAATGTCATCTACGCCGGTTTCGGCGATGACGGCGATGGAAACGCCACCACTCAAATTCCCGTAGGCGGCGCAGGCCACTTCGCCACACGCGCCTACGCCGAATCCCTCGCCGGAGGCGTCCAAGACAACCTTGATACCGAAATCGCAGCCCGCGAATCGGCCATCGAAACCCTCACCGACCGCGTAGCCAATGTCGAATCCAACATCGACCCCGCCGCGCTCGACAGCCTCACAGAAATCGTCACCGCCTTCCAAGGGGCCGATCAAACGCTCAACGGAGCCATCACCTCTCTCGCCGCCTCCGCCTCCGCAGACCTCGCCGCAGAGACCACCGCCCGCGAGAATGCCGATAGCGACCTTCAAGACGCCATAGATTCCGAGGCCGCCACGCGCGCCGCTGCCGACACCACGCTCACCCAGAACCTCGCCACCGAGGTCTCCGCTCGCCAGACAGCCGTCTCCGACGAATCCGCCGCACGCGCCGCCGCCGACCTCATCCTGGAGACAGCCATCTCCGCCGAGTCCACCGCACGCGCCGAAGAGATCGCCGAGGAGACATCCGCACGCGAAGCCGCCATCACCAGCCTCAGCGCCGATCTCGCCGATGAGGTCACCCGCGCCACCGCCGCCGAGGAAACCTTGGACGCCAAGATCGACCAAGAGATCGTAGATCGCTCCGCAGCCGTCAGCGCCGAAGCCGCAGCCCGCGAAGCCGCCGATACCGCAGAAGCAACCACCCGTGCTTCCGCCATCAGCGCCGAAGCCGCCACCCGCGCCTCTGCCGATACAGCCCTGCAAACCTCGATCACCAGCGAGGCCAGCACACGCGCCGCAGCCGATACATCACTCCAGACAGCCCTCACCGCCGAGGAGACCGCCCGCGTCGCCGCCGATGCAGCCATCAACACCCGCATCGACAATGTGTTGAGCAATGTTGATGGAGCCGCGCTCGATTCGTTGACCGAGGTCGTCGCCGCCTTCCAGGCAGCTGATTCCAACCTCAATGGGGCCATCACCTCGCTCGCTTCCAGCGCCAGCAGCGCCCTCGCCACTGAGACCGCCGCCCGCACCGCAGCCGATACGGCCCTTCAGACCGCCATCGACTCCGAAGCCAGCACCCGCTCTTCAACCGATGCCAGCCTCGCCGCCGACATCGCCGCCGAGACCGCCGCGCGCTCCACAGCCGTAGCAGCCGTCGCCGCAGACCTCGCCACCGAGACTGCCGCCCGCGCCAGCGCCATCAGCTCGGTTGAGAGCAGCATCGCCAGCGAAGCCAGCACCCGCGCCAGCGCCATATCCTCCTTGGAATCCAGCCTTTCCAGCGAGACCTCGGCACGCCAGTCGGCTGATAACGCCCTCGATAGCCGTCTCGACAGCGCCGAGAGCACCATTACCGACCACGAGACCCGCTTGGATAGCGCCGAGCAGACCATCTCCGCCCTCGGCACCCTCAGCACGCAGGATGCCGATGATGTCGCGATCACCGGCGGCACAGCCGTCCTCGAATCCCTTGAAGTCGGCCAAGCCGACGCCGACGCGAACTCCAGCGCCACCATCAACGCCGATGGCAGCGCCTCGTTCACGAACCTCACCCTCTCCGGCAACCTCACCGGCTCCGGCACCTCCGTGCTCACCGGCTTCGTCATCGGAGGACAAACCTACTGAGAAATCCAAACCGCCACGGGGGATCGGAAAAACCCGGTCCCCCAGGCACCACAAAAAACCACTTAAAACTTAATCCTTAAAACTTAATACTCATATGCCAAACTACATCAAACTCGGAAACCTCCGCATCGAAATCCCCGAACCCGCCAACAACGGAGGTGGCGGCGGTGGAGGAGGAAGCTCCAGCCTTACTAACGGCCTCCTCGCCTTCTACAACCTTAGCGACCTCACCGACGCTTCTGGAAATGGAAACACTCTCACCAACAATGGAGATGTCACATTCTCTTCTGGAAAAATTGGAAATGCAGCTACTTTTAACGGAAATAATTATTTGAATAATAGTTTGTTTAATTATAACGCATCAACAGATTGGACTATATCATTATGGTTAAATGTAAATCAACTTGGTGGCGCTCAGGTTTTTTCTTTAGCTAACGCCCTTGATATCTATATTGGAAATGCTGGCGGATATGGAATCGTAATTAACAACGCCCAAGCAGATAACTCTTCTTCAATTCGATTAGTTAATTTTGGAAGTTGGTATCACTATGTTGCAACCAAATATAATGGGCTGACTAAGACATATCTTGATAATATATCAGCTACGCCCAGCACACAACAAAACTTTGGAATCGGAAGCAATTTAGGAATAGCAACCTACGATAGCGGTCAAATCAATGGAATTGACGGTCAAATTGACGCGGTTGGTTTTTGGAATCGCGCTCTTTCCGACGCTGAGATCACCGAACTCTACAACGCCGGAGCAGGCAAAGAGCATCCGTTCAGCTAACCATGGACCTCGGGCACATACTGCCCCTCACCAGCGCCGTCGCCGGGAGAACCCCGGCGGCGGACGACTGGTATGAGAAAGAGATGGCGGTAAACACCGCCGACGGCTTCATTTTCCAAAAAATCGACGGCCAACCCCTCGTCATCTCCCGCCTTATCCCCGCCCCGCCCGAATCCGGCACCCACACCCTCAAATCCATCGAAGGAGTCATGCAATGGGTCGCCGACTAATTTTCCCACTCCTCGCCGCAGCCGCCCTCCTCGCCGGATGCGCCCCGCGCAACCCCGAAAGCTGGATGGCCTTCGAGAAAAACGCCTGCCTCCCGACCGCCATCGCCATGCAGAGGGGCCTGGAACGCCAAGGCATCCAAGCCCGCGTCGTCGTTTACAACTACCCCGACGCCGAGACCAAGCGCCTCACCGGCCACGCCATCACCGCCTATTTGTTCCCTCCCGGACAAAACCAAATGTGGACCTACGACTACCTCGGCAGCTACCGCACCCGCGCCTATTGGGACGACGCCTACGGCATCGCCCAAGCCGCCGAGAACGCGCGAGGCCGACCACAAAACCGCATCTTCCAATCACAATTCGAACAATGACACCAGAATCCGCACTCAAAATCGTGAACCACGCCGCCGCCCTCAGCTAATGGACCAGCACCTCGCCACCTTCAAAACCGCCCTCACCGGCCTCCTCGGCGCAGCCGCCGGGGTAGGCGGCGCGGTCGTCAGCACCCTCCCCGCCCTCGAAAGCGGCCTCCGAGTCGCCAGCGCCGGAGTCGGCCTCCTCGCCGCCCTCCTCGCCCTCCTCAAAGTCTGGCGCGACCTTAAAAAATGAAACCCCTCGCCGCCCTCCTCGCACTCACGCTCCTCCCCGGGTGCGTCACAGTCCCCATCCCCCCATGGGGCCAGCAGCGCGGCGAAATGGGCGACCTCAAAGTCAGCGTCGCCATCAACTACACCCCCCGAGTCAAAACCCAAACCCCCGCCACCGCCTCCCAGTCCCACGCCTGGGACCAATTCTTCGCCAGCAAACCCAAAACCCTCCACGACAAATGAAACTCCTCGACCCCCTCCTCCACCAACTCAGCCAAAACTCCACCTGGCGCGGTATCATCCTCCTCGCCACCAGTTGCGGCGTCGCCCTCACCCCCAGCCACCAAGAAGCCATCGTCGCCGCCGGACTCGCCCTCGTCGGCCTCATCAATGTCCTGAGAAAAGGCTAAAATGATCCTACGCTGGCTCAGTCGAATCTTAGGCGCGCCGTCGTCCCCGACGGCCCCTCAGCCCCCCGCCCCCAAGCCGCCCGCGCCCGCCATAGGCGCGCCGTCGTCCCCGACGGCCCCCCAGCCCACCCCAGCCATTAGCTCCGCAGCCGCCCTCGACCCCCGCACCGAGCGCAACATCTCCACGCTCCACCCCCGCGTCCAGCCCCGCGCCCGCGAATTCATGGTCCTCGCCACCTCCATCGCACGCCAGCACGGCGTAGTGGTCAAAATCATCAGCGGCCTCCGCAGCTATTCCGAACAATCTGCACTCTACGCCAAAGGCCGCACCGCCCCCGGCCCCAAAGTCACCAACGCCCGCGCCGGATTTTCCAATCACAATTTCGGCACAGCCTGGGACATCGGCCTCTTCAAAGGCAAACGCTACCTCACCGACTCGCCCATCTACACCGAGATCGGCCAAGCCGCCCGCAGCCTCGGCATCGTGTGGGGCGGCGATTTCAAGAGCTTCAAAGACACCCCCCACTACGAACTCCCCACCGGCCACACCCTCGCCCAAATGCGCCAGCGAGTCGCCGCAGGCAAAGACATCTTCGCATGAGCAAAAAGCCCAAAGCCCCCGCAGACCGCGAA